AGTTGATGAAGAATTTAAAAATATACACGATGAATATTTATTACAATGTACTTGTACTGAAATGAAAGATAAAATAAACAATGCTATTGATTTAGCTTATCAATATGCTCAAATAGATGGAGACCATCATAAAATGTGGGTTATTGATCAAATGTTAAGAACATTACTTGGTGGTAATTATGAAAATTTTGTAAAAGAATACGAAGAAGATGGTGAATATACTTGGGATACTGGTATTGCACCATAAAGTTTGATTATTAAATGGAGGTAAAAATGATATTACTTGAATTATTTGCAGGAACTAGAAGTATTAGCAAAGCATTTGAAAAAAGAGGACACAAAACATTTAGTATTGAGTGGGATAAAAATTTTGAAAATATTAGTCTTTATGAAGATATAAACAATATAACAACAAAAGATATTATTAAATTATGTGGTGGTATTCCTGATGTAATATGGGCAAGTCCTGATTGTACTACTTATTCAATAGCAGCTATATCACACCACAGAAAGAAAAATACTGAAACAAATAATTTAGATGCAGTAAGTGAATATGCTAAATTTTGTGATAAAACAAACAAACATGTACTTGATTTAATAGAAGAATTAAAACCAAGATTATATTTTATTGAAAATCCTCGTGGTGGTTTTAGAAAAATGGATTTTATGAAAGGTTTATATAGATATACAGTTACATATTGTCAATATGGAGATAAAAGAATGAAACCAACTGATATTTGGACAAATCATCCTAATCCTAATTTTAAACCTATGTGTAAAAATGGAGATAATTGTCATGAAAAAGCACCTAGAGGAAGTAGAACAGGGACACAAGGATTAAAAGGAGCAAAAGAACGATCAGTGATTCCTGAGCAATTATGTGAACATATTGTAGATATATGTGATGAACTACTAAAAAAGGAAGGAGAATAATTATGGAAAACAAAAGAACAATAAATAATGAAGTAGAAAGATGTATTAAATCAATAGGAGAAGATTTAATAAAAAGGGCAGAAGATATAGCAAAAGATTTGGAAAGAGTAAGAACAATATCAATATATTCTACAATAGAAAATGGAACAATAATTAATTATGATGTCACAAAAAACTATGTTGTAGAAGATTACATACATTATGATTTGTTAAAAAATGAAAAAGGAGAATAGAATATGAAAATAATAGATTTACTAAATAAAATAGCAAATGGGGAAGAAGTCCCAAAGAAAGTCAGCTTTGCAGGTCTTATATTTGAATATGATGAAGATGACCAAATGTATAGCAATAATGAACATAAAAATATTTGTGATTATGCTTTTTTAAATGATGAAGTAGAAATCCTAGAAGAAGAAAAGAAAATACCTGAAAAAATAGAATATTATGATGATAGTATTGCTTGGGTTATAGATGGTGCAGGTCAATTAAGTGATGTAGATAAAGTTATAATTGATAAGTTAAATGATGTTATAGATTATCTTAAAAGCAAAGGAGAATAAGTATGAAATTAGAAGATATACAAGAGGGAATGTATATACAAATTTATACTGATGGCAATATATATCAAGTTTATTCAAGTTATGGAAAACTATATATTGATTTTAGGGGAGAAGAAAGAAGTATTGAAAGTTTTGGCAAATTAATTTATAAAATATATAAATTTGAAGAATTGGAAAACATTGGTTCAAAATTAGATTTAGAAAGCAAAGGTGAATAATAATGAGTGAAGAACAATTTGATAAAAGAATTAATGATGATGTTTATTATTGTATAGAAAAAATGGGTGCTTATGAATTATATGATATTTTGTGTGAAAAATGTAGTTTTGAAAAAATGATTACACTTTATAAATTAATTAAGCATAAAATGGAAACATTAGAAGATGAAACAAGAAATTATTGTAATTGTGAAAAAGTGGGTGAGTAATAATGAAAAAAGAAGATTTTGTAAAATTAATAGATGGTAATGTATTTTATAGATATGATTATGCTGATTTTCTTTATAAACAATTAGAATTTAAAGATTTAATTTTAAAAGCATTACATAGATATTTTACTGAACATGAATGTTATGAAATTCATGAATTTTTAAGACAATTAGAAAGTTGTACTGAAAATGATATGGTATGGTTAAAAAGAATGGCTGGTGTTAATAATGAAAGATGAAATAAAAGAAATATTAGATAAAATAACTGATGAAGATTGGTACGAAGAAAAAGATTTAACAGGTATAAAATGGATTGAATTAAAACAAGAAGAAACTAATTTATTATATGACTACATAACTAATTTACAAGAAAAGTACGAAGAATTAAAAGATGAATTGTATTCAACTAATCAAGTAGTAAATGAGTTATTGGATGAAAGAGATAGAAATAAAAAAGCAATTGAATATATAAAAAGTTATAATTTACCTGACAATTTAGGAAAATTAAGTGAAGCACCTATTTCAGTTAGTGAGTTAAAAGATTTATTAAACATATTAGGTGGTGATGATAATGAATAAAATATGTGGATATATTTGTGAACATAATAAAGGTGGAGTTTGTCAAATAACAATTTGTGATAAGCAACCTTATATGACAACTACTACAATAACAAATAATAATAGTTGTGGAATAAGAATATCAAACGAAGATATATCTACATCAACAGGAAAAATAATAATAAATGGAGTAGAAATAACCGATGTTAAAAGTTGGGAAAAAGTAATAAGTATATCAGAAGAAAAAGACAAAGAAATAGAAAGATTGAATAATATAATAAATGAATTAGAAAAATGGTTAAAAGAAGAAAATTACAAAGATGAAGATTTTTGGTGTATTAATTCAGTAGAAGTATTAGATAAATTAAAAGAATTAAAGGAGAATAACAAATGAACATATTTGAATTAATCATTACTATTCTTTATGGATTAATACTTGCAACTACTATAATTGGGATGGTTGTTTATTTGATTAAGGAGTTGAAAAAGTAGCAACTTTACAATTTCTTTTTTTTATGCTATACTTATATTGACTTTAATAAGTCACAGTAAACCCCTTTTTATTCTTTGATAAAAAAGAACAAGATATTTTTCATTTTTCACCTCCTTGTTCTTTTTTCTTGCTTTTATTCTACTTTTATGTTATATTATTATTGAAAATAAAAGGTGGTTATATTATGAATTTACAAGAATTAGGTGTCCCTGAATTATACACTTTCAAAAACATTGTTTTAAATCTTAAGACGATAAAGTCCAACTACATTGGGGTTTTATCGTCTTTTTCTGTATTTAAACATCATGAAAAAGTTCTTTGTCACAAGCAAATTCACGATCAATTCTACTCCCTCAACCTCGACACCTGGAAAATCGACCGAATTTGGGAATATTTAAACAATGACCTCGATTATGAATCTTTATTTTCCATTGCTAATAGACAAAAATAAGTTTTAATGTTATAATTTATATGAAATTTTAGAAGAAAAGTAGGTGATAATTGCGTGGCAAATAATGTTGACAATTTGATACCAAACTCCCAACGAACTAAGGAAGAACGAATTGAAATAGCAAGAGCTGGAGGTATTGCTTCAGGTGAAGCAAGACGAAAAAAAGCCACAATGTTATCTGTGCTTGAAAAAATGCTTGATGATGTTCCTATCAAAGATAACGAGGAAGGCTTAACAAATCGTGAATTAGCTACATTAGGACTTATCAAAGGTGCTAGACAAGGTTATGGTAAAAATTATGAAATAATACAACAATTAATGGAAAAACAAGAAAAGAAAAATGAAATAAATAAAACTAAAATATATTTACCTGCCAAAGATATAGGAAAAGCATTTGTTGATTTATACCGAGATATAAAAGATAGAAAACACGATGATTATTGGTTGGAAGGTGGGCGTGGTTCTATTAAATCTTCTTTTTGGTCTGAAATAGTGCCAGAAGAATTAGAAAATCATCCTAACTGGTGTGCAATATGTATTCGTAAAGTTGCTAACACATTAAAAGATAGTGTTTATAGCCAACTAGAATGGGGTATGGATAAATTAAATGAAACTTATCCGTATATAAATGAAAAATGGGTAAAAACCAAAAGCCCACTTGAAATGAGAAATAAAGAAACAGGTCAAATTATTTATTTTAGGGGTGCTGATGATCCTGGAAAAATAAAATCAATTAAACCTCCAAAAGATATGTATATTGCTTTGATAATTTACGAAGAATTTGACCAAATGAATGGTATGGAAGAAGTACGTAAAATAGACCAATCAGTTAAACGTGGTGGTAATGAGTATCTTACATTTAGGGTGTATAACACGCCTAAATCAAGAAGACATTTTGTTAATATTGAAAAAAGGCTACCAAATCCTAAAAGATTGTTACATAAAAGTACTTATTTAGACGTTCCAGTCGAGTGGTTAGGACAACCATTTATTGATGACGCTGAATTGTTAAAACAAAACAATTTAAAAGCATATCAAAATGAATATTTAGGTGAAGAAACTGGCGATGGTGGAAATGTATTTGAAAATGTAGAAATAAGAGAAATAACCGATGAAGAAATAAATACCTTTGATTTTATTTATCAAGGTTTAGACTTTGGTTGGTATCCAGACCCTCTTGCTTGGACTAAATGTTGCTATAATCCAGCACAAAGCACATTATACATATTTGATGAATTTGTAGTTAATAAAATGAGTAATGCTGATGTTTGGGAACATTTAAAAGAAGAAAAAGGGGTGACAGAAGATGATTTAATAATAGCAGATAGTGCCGAGCCAAAATCAATAGGCGATTTCAAAGCCTATGGTTCATTAATGAAAGGTGCTGAAAAAGGACCAGATAGCGTATCTTATTCAATGAAGTGGTTATCATCGCTTGCTAAAATAGTAATAGATCCTAATAGGTGTCCTGTATCAGCACAAGAGTTTTCAACTTATGAATTTGAACAAGATAAAGATGGCAATTATATTAGTGGTTATGTTGACGCAGATAACCATTGTATCGATTCAATTAGATATGCGTTAAATAATATTTGGAAGAAGAAAGGACAATAGAAAATGTTTAAAAGTATAATTCAATATGTTTTAAGTTTTTTATTTAAAACGAATACACAAACAACAAAAAAAGAAATAGATGACAATAGTAAATATGCAAAATTATATGAAAGCATTGATGATATTAATTTCAATGCAATATTTAGTAATAAATTAGCAAACTACACAATAAGTGATAGTACAATGAACATTGATGGAGATAATGCAAGAGTTGATTTATTAGATAAAACGGGTCAATCAATGTGGAAGAAAGCAAAGAAGATAGTTTCAATGTCTTTCGGTTATGGCGGAGTTATAATCGTGCCTTATGTAAAAGGTGGAAAGATATACTATAACCTAGTGCCACAAAATAGACTTACAATAGATGAAACTGATGGTGAATTAATAACAGGTGCAACTGTATTAGCTGAAAAGAAAGTAATTAGTGGAACAATAAGCCAAACTACTTATTTGCGTTGGACTAATTACAAGGTAGAAAATGGAAATATGGTTATTACACAACAATTTAGCGATGACAAAGGAAACAAAATACCTACACCAGAGTTTTGGAAAGATATACAAGAAGTTCGCACGATTACAAACGTTGATAGAGTTTTATTTGGTTATATTAAATCACCAATAAATAATCGTAAAGCAAATGATAAATATGGTGTGTCAATTACTTATGGTTGCGATGCTACTATTCTTGAAATAAAAGAAACAATGAAACAAATGATTCGTGAGTATGAATTAAAGGAATGCTTTGTTGGTGCTGATGTTACAATGTTTAATGGAAAGAATGCACTACCTAGCAACGGCTTATTTAAAAAGATAGATTCAACAAGCGATGATTTCTTTGAAGTATTTGATCCACAGTTTAGAGATTATACAACTAGATTACAAGAACTATATAAGAGATTAGAACACGAAATAGGTACATCTTACGGTATATTAAGTGAGGTAAATACAAACCAAGCAACAGCTACTGAAATTAAGCGTAGTATGTATGACACATTTACAATTTGTGATGATATGCGTAGCAATATTGAAAAAGGCTTACAAGATTTTTTCTATGCTTGTAATGTATTAGCAAACGCTTATAACTTATCACCACAAGGTGAATATGAAGTTAATTTTGATTGGAGTTATTCATTACTTGAAGATGCACAAACAGAATGGTCACAATTAACACTAGCTTTAAATAAAGGAATTGTAAGCAAGGTTGAAGTAAGACAATGGCTTAAACCTGATGAAACACTTGAAGAGAGTGAAAAAGCAATTAAAGAAATAGAAGAACAAGAACCAAGCGTAGATGATTTACTAGGAACTAGAAATAGTGAAGAATAGGTGATAGTATGTTAGAAAGATTAAAAATAGGATTATCTATTATCTTTGGCAAAGATATAATTGTTTATGAAGAAAATACAAAAATAGTTATTGCTATGATAGGTGGAAAAGAAAATATCTTAAAAAAAGGATTAAATTTTACAATAGATAAATATATAAATGATAATAATGATGAAATAAGATATTTAGGAGGAAAATAATTATGAAAGTAGAAATAAAAACAAACGATAAAGGTTATTGTGATTATTTTAAAATAAATGGTCAAGAATATGGTACAGGTATTTATGAATTAAATATTAAAATAAGTGCTTATGAAAAACCTGAAATTATAATAAAAGCAAAAAGTGATGAATTTATTTTAGATAGTGAAGACACTAAATTATATTTAGAAAAAAAAGAAGACAATGAAGAATAAGGAGGTAATTCCTTATGTTAAATGAACAAGTAATAGATAACTTATCAGAACGCCTAGTGAATAGATTTGAAAATATAAATATCACAATATTAAAAAAAATAGGCGAGAATATAAAAAAAATAGGAACATTGACACCTACTGACGCATTAAGGCTAGAATCCATATTGAAATATGGGGGTGGCTACGAAGAAATAGCACAAGAACTAGCAAAAATAACAGGCTTAACAGTGCAAGATATATATGACATCTTTGAAGGTGTTAGTAAGAAAAATTTGCAGTTTGCAAAGCAATTTTACGATTATCGTGGTGTCAGTTTTATTCCTTATGAAGAAAATATAGCACTACAAAGACAAGTTGAAAGTATTGCTAGAATAACAATAGGCGAATTTATAACAAATACAAGTATGCTAGGTTATGGTTTACAAGATAATAATGGGAATATTGTTTATAAAGGCATTAGAGAAACATATAATCAACTTATAGATGAAGCCATATTGTCAGTATCACAAGGAAAAGAAACTTTTCAAGAAAGTATGTATAGGCAACTTAAAACGCTAGGAAGTGGTGGTTTAAGAGTTATTTATCCAACCACTTATATTGATAAGAACGGTGTAGAAAAACATCATACAAGACGGCTAGATAGTGTTATACGAACTACTATGCAAGAAGGATTAAGAACATTACATAATGCTAATCAAGAACTTATAGGAGAAGATTTTGGCTACAATGGAATAGAAGTATCACACCATACAAATTCAGCTCCAGATCATATTGATACAGTTGACGGAAAACAATTTGTATTGGTAAATAAAGTACAAGAACAAATAAATAACGGAATTGAAATTGAAATAAAGCAAGAAGATATTAGAGGCAATCAAGTAAAAGTTAAAAGCAAAATTTATGATGACTTTAATGCAGTAAATAATTCGTTAGATAGACCTGTATCAACATTAAATTGCCGACACTATACATTTTCAATAATAGTTGGTGTTAGCAAACCTGAATATACACAAGAACAATTAGATGAAGATAAAAAGAAAAATTTAGATGGTTTTGAATTTGAAGGTAAACATTACAGCTTATATGATGGTGAACAATTGTTACGAAAAGTAGAATTAGAATTAAGAAAATCTAAAGACACTCAAATACTTGCTCGTTCTAGTAATAATGTTGAATTAGTTGGGGAAATGCAAAGCAGAATAACTCAATTAACAAGCAAATATAGGGATATATTAAAAGCAAGTGGACTTCCTAGTAAACTTGATCGTGCTAGAGTTCCAGGTTACAGACGTGTTGCCAAAAACAAATTAAAGTGATATAATTAAGTTGCAATTGCAAGACTATAATGTGTTCCATAATGGAGTAGATAACGTTCCACGTTAAGTAGCATTCATCTTATAGTCATTTACTCTCACAAGGAGTAACCCCGTGTTCGACACAATGTCGGCATTAGAACATAGAAATATGTTCTTTTTTATTTTTTTAAAAAAACATTATTTTACTATTGATTTAATATTAATTTAATGGTATAATTAATTTAACAAAGGAAAGAGGTAGATAAAATGAAAGTAAATGAAAGTAATTTTGAATTGTTAAAAAAGGTTAGTGACATTACAATGACTGATTATGAGATAATTTGGAAAGATGCAGAGAATATTGATGGGTACATTGATGAAAATACAATTTTAGGAATGATGGAAGATTTAATTTTAGAAGTAGATAGATTAAAAGAAGAATTGGAGGAAAAATAATGGAAACAAGTTTAATGGTTAATGATTATCCTGAACCAAACGAAGAAAAAGAAAAACACGTAAAAGCTAGAGTAACTATTTCGTTCGATGTTGAATATGATGTTCCTGACGAATGGGAAGAATTAGATATTGAAAGAGATATAAAACAAATTTATAATGAGTTAAATTGGTGTGATGAAAAAATAGAAGATGTAGAAATTAAATAAAAGGAGTGATATGATGAGATTATGGCATTATAAATTAATTCCAGTTTTACCTGATAAAATGCTTGTAGCTGAATGGCGAGAATGTATAGCAATTAAAAGGCAATGGGAAAAAGGAACATTAAAACATAGGTTGGTTAGTTATGTTAAAGATTATGATAAAAGACTCTTCGTTAATTATACACTTTTAGTTGTTCAAGAAATGAATAATAGAGATATTAAATGGAAAAGTGAATATTGGGATGAAATAGTAGATTTTTGTTGGGATAAAAAATGGATTAGATACTCAATAATGTATAATGAACATAACAATCGATACCTAAAACAATGTTATTATAATTTGCAGGAGAAGGCTGACAGAGGAATTATTACAGAAGAAGAATGGCAAAAGATAGAAGATTTATTTAAAAGTGAGGTGGAATGAAATGTTAGATTTGGATAAAGAATATTATGTAGTTGATTGTTGGGATTTTGTTTATTTTCCTAGAATAGTACATATTATAGGAATTGGTGGTAGTAGTGCAAATAGTGAAATTGAATATACATTAGATATGACTGATAATTATAGTAATGATTATAGAACAATGTATAAAGACCAATTAACTAGATTTGAAACATTTGATAAATGCAAAGAATATGCTGAATATTTGAATAATATTCCTGAAAACAAAAAAAGAGCAGAAAGTTGGAATACAAAAGATAAATTTATAATTGAATTTTTTAGAAAAGGAAGTGTCGTAAATTGAATAAAAGATATTACGCAGTATTAAATTGGTTCAAAGAATATGGCTTTACAATAGTTAAGGAAAATCCTTCAACTGCTTATTGGTGTGAAACAATAATGAAAGACCCATTGGGTAATACTTGCAAATATGAAATAACAAATAATAATATTTGGCGTATGAAAAATGGTAGAACATCTTATGGAAAAACAAAAACTGAACTTTACTATAATTTAGATAAAATTTATAAAAAAGGAAGTGGAGTAAATGAATAAAATAATATTTGATGGTGAAAATACAAAAGAATTAAGTGTTAGTGAAACAATACACCAATTAAGATTAGATAATAAGTATTTAGAATTACAAATAATCAATTTACAATCCAAAATAGACAAGGCTAATGAGATATTAAAAAAACCACAATTTGAATATGATAATATACCTTGCAATTATGAAGAAGATATACAAGAATTAAAGATTGTTTTAAAGGAGGATAAATAACATCTTCCTGTTTGTCAAACTTTCAAATTCGTGTTATAATTTTATTTAGTAAGAGTACAAAAAGGAGAAACAAACATGCTAAATGAAATTGTAGTAAAAATTATATTAACGATCGTTGGCTTTATTGTTACTGGCTTATTAGGGTATTTCACTGCAAAGATTAAAGAATATAAGAAAAAAGATAATAATCAACAAGAAGCATTGAAATGTCTTTTAAGAAGTACAATTACTAGCAAATATTATGTATATAGTGAAATTGGAGAGATTCCAAGATATGAAAAAGAAAATATAACATATATGTATGAACAATACAAAAAAATGAATGGCAACAGCTATGTTGATGAAATTTATCCTGAGATATTGAAGTTACCATTGAAAAAATAAAAGGAGGGTTTATATGAAAGCAACCGAAATGCTACATATTTTAAAAACACAAAACAAAAGATTATTTATTATTTGGTTAGTCACATTTATTGCTTTTATCGGATTATTAGGTTACACATTATGGTTATTAAATGATATTGGAACTATTGAAGAAGAAACAGAAGTTACTCAAAACAACGAAAATGGTTATAATAACTATATTGGCAATGATGGAGATATAACTAATGGCAAAACAAACGATTAAAAAATCGACTAAAACAAAGTATCGCAAATCTAAAACAACAAAAGTTGGCAACAAAAGAAGATGTAATACTTGTGGTAGATATATGTAATATGTTTGAATTTACTAAAGAAGAATTTGAAAGTATTTGCAAGAAAGCAATGTTAAATGATGAACTGACTAAAATATTTGAAATGAAAATAAAAGGCTACTCTATTACTAAAATATCAATTGAAATGAATATGAGTGAGCCAACAATAAATAGAAGAATTAAGATTTTAAAAAAGAAAATAATGAAAGTTATTTGATAGAATTTTGATAGAATTATGATACGAACTTGATAATTTCAAGTTCTTTTTTTATGCCATAATGTAACTAGAAGGAGGCAATAGATATGATAAATCGTAATAAAACACATTTATTATACTGCCTTCTTCTTTTTATTTAGGAGGAATTAATATGTATAACCCTTATATGAATATGTATAACCCACAAGCAAATATAGACAAAATAAATGCACAAATAAACGAATTAGAAAAGATGAGAAATCAAATACAACAACCGCCTGTGCAACAACCAACTAATCTTACTCAAAACTTTCAATTAGCACCTACTAATAGAGAAGTAATAAAATATGCAAATTCATTAGAAGAAGTGCAAAGAGATATGGTAATTGGAGATACACCTTATTTTAGTAAAGATATGTCAGTTGTATGGATCAAAAACACAAAAGGTGAGATTAAAACTTACGAATTAAATGAAATTGTAGCAAAAGATGAAAAAGATATAAAAATAGAATTTTTAATGGCACAAATAGAAGATTTAAAAAAGGAGATGAAGAAGAATGAATCCAATGCAAATATTATTGAATCAGATAAAGATGAGAAATCCTCAAATGTTCAATCAGTTTCAAAATCTTCAAAAAAACAATCCACAGGAAATATTGAATAACATGTTTAAAAATTGTTCATCAGAACAAATGAAAGGTTTTATGAACTTTGCTAATGGTTTTGGAATTAGCAATGAACAGCTTAATAAATACGGTATCAAGGTTAAATGACCTTTGATATAAATTTATAGAAAGGAGTGAAAAGAATGAACAATGGTATACAACCAACAGTGGAATTAGCTACTAATAATGGTAATGGTTTTTGCCCATACCCAGTAATGTATGGAAATGGTGGATTTGGAAATGGTGGTTTTGGCTTTGGTTCTGACGCTATATGGCTAATTGTTTTACTTGCATTAGTATGGAATAACAATGGTAATGGCGGATTCTTTGGTGGAAACAATAATGACTTTGCTTGGCTTTCAAATGGTCAAAAAGACATTATGACTAACACTAACAATGGATTTGACACATTACATTTATCTAACCAATTAGAAGGTACTAGAGATGGTATTTATGGACTATCTAACCAAATATGTAGTAGCACAAGTGACATAACAAGTGCAATTTCAAATGGTTTCTATAATAGTGAAATAAGTGCCAATAATCGTGCTATGAACCAAATGCAAGACACATTTGCATTAAGCAGACAATTTGCTGACTGCTGCTGTGAAAACAGATTAGGTATAGCTAACTTAAATAGCACTATTTTAAGTGAAAACTGTGCTGATAGAGCAGCATTAGCTGATGGACTAAAAGATGTATTAATCAACCAAACTGCTAATACTCAACGTATTTTAGACCAATTATGTAATGATAAAATTGATGCTAAAAACGAAAAAATCGCAGACCTTGAAAGACAATTATCTATGAAAGATTTAGCAGCAAGTCAAGTAGCTCAAAACGCTTTCATTGCTCAAGGATTTGCTAATGAAGTTGACCAATTATACAACAGATTAGCAAACTGCCCAGTACCATCAACACCAGTTTATGGTAGAACACCTATATTCACATGCCCAGCAAATAATGGTTGTGGATGTGGATTTAACACAACAAGTCAATTTATTTAATAGCATAGAGTAGAATACTACACACTCGATTACGAGAACTTGCTAACACTTTCCCGACATCGGGAAAACGATAGAGATAGGCAAGGTCTATCTCTTTTATTTATAAACCAAAAAATACAATAAATTCGTTTTTAATGTGTTTATAAACCGAAAAATGTACAATATTTGTGCTAAAAACGTGAAAAAAATCACAAAAATGCACAAAATAATCGTAATATTGTGCAAAATTATTGAAAGGAGAAAAGATAAAATATGATTGAAACTATAATTAATGAACCTCTTGCCCTACCAAGTAATGCAAGTCCAATAACTTTTGATGAAACTGACATAAGAACAAGATGTGCTTCTTGTTGTGGTTGGTTAGATTATTCAAATGGTAATCCTAACTTTAAAATATTTGGAAATGGTTATACAGGTTATTATGATGTAGAGTTTAGTGCTTCAGTTAGCACAGCCACACCAGGTGTCGTTGCCGTTGCCTTATTTCAAGACGGAGTCATCATTCCAGACACATTAAGAGCTGTAACAATTGCAGCTGCTGATGATTATGAAACTATTTCATTTGATAAGAAATTAAGAGTATGTCCTAGAGGCACTACTAATATATCAGTACAAAGTGTTCCTAGTGTACCTACACCAACTACACCTACAACACCTATATCCACTACTCAAGCAATTATAACTAATGCTACATTTAGCATAAGTAGAGTTTAATGAGAAATAATTTAGATATGGCATCTTTAATCTTGCAAGTATATAATTTGATTTTATTAATGCAAGATTTTAACAATACTGATTTAATGCAAGAATTACAAAGACAAGACAATGAATATTTTAAAAAAATCATTGAAAATCAAAATGAAATATTAACCCTTTTAAGAAAGGAGGATAACAATGCACGAGAAGTTAGAAAAGAAAACTGAGGAAAGCATAAATAAAATATTAGATGAAGGAATAACAACAAATAATTTAGATCATTTATATAAATTGGTAGATATATATAAAGATGGAAAGGAGATAGAAAATATGAATTATGGAAATTATGGTGAATATAATGGACGTGGACCAGGACATGGAAGTTATGGACGTGATGAATATGGACGTGGTAGATATGGTGAATATGGAAACTATGGTGAAAACTATGGTAGACGTGGTTATGATATGAAATATCGTGGTGATGATTCATTAGATAGAATGTCAGGAGAATATGGACGTTATATGGAAAGTCGCCAAAGATATGGTGCAGGAAGTCAAGAAAGCGATAAGAGTTTTCATTACATGGTAAAAGCACTTGAAGATTTTGTTATGGTATTAAAAGAAGAAGCTGAAACGCCACAACAAAAGCAACAACTAATGGAAGCATTACAAAATAGTATGAGATAGTATGAGATATTATTTTTATAATGCTAATAGTCACAATAATTTTATTGACGA